TTGTGTTTCAAAATCTTTAGGTAGTAAATTGTTTTTACGTTGATCTATTAATTCTGATTGCTGCGTTGCTTGTATTTTTGTTCTAGCATCTTTTCTATCTTCAGCAGCTTGCAAGTTTTTATCAATTGTCTGTGCTTTGATTTGTGCTAATTGCATATCATATTGATATTGTAATTCCATTAGCTGTTTCTTTATTTCAGCTTCTGTTTGCATTCTTTGTATTTCAAATTGCGATTTTGCTTGTTCAACGTTTACAGTCTCTTGCGTTAGTGCTTGTTGTTTTTGTACTTCATACAAAGCTGCTTGTTCTGCTGTCTGTTGATTTGCTTGCGCTTGAGCTTGTATATTAGCCATTTGCGCTTCTTGCATCGCTTTTTGTTTTTTCTTCTTTCTGAATTTTAAAGTTTGATTAGCTAACTTTAAGTTTTTAATTTGACGGATATCAATAGCGTCGTCTAAATCAATACCTCCGGTTTGCAAAGCAACTTGTATATTTTGCTCAAGTAATGCCTTCTCTTCTTCGTCTGGTTCTAATTCTAAGTATATACCAAACTCATAAAGATTCAAGTATTTAATTTCTTTTAATGTTTCTACATTATAAGTTGTAATACTTTCTTCTAGCACTTTAGTTAGTAAAGGATAATCAAGACAATCAGCAATTCTAAGAGATATGTTTTCACACATTCTAAGAGTCAAATAAAGGCTAGACTGTAATATATGTCTAGTGGCAGTGTTTGATGCGTTAGCGGCCATCTTTTGCAATCCTACAAGTGTATCTTTATCAGCTAAACTTCCATCACGCGCTTCATTAAGTCCGGTTACATCTCTAATAAGCTGTAAGTAGTATTGGTATGTTTGTATTAACGATGCGATCTTAGCCTGCCCCGACGAACTGCTAAGCTCTTGAATTGGCACTTTACCAGGATTCATTCCACCGTCTTGAGATAATGATCTACCAATTATACTACCAGTTTGGAAATACATATTTAACGCTTCCGCCGGGTTATAATTAGTTCCATTACCTAAATCAACTTCAGCTAAACCATCAACGTCAACAAACACACCGTCAGGTACCATTTTTGACATTACTTGTTGTAGCTTTAAATGTGTTAACTGAATCATATCAGCAAACCCAGTAATTTTGTTTACAAGAGAATCAATTCTTCCTTTGTACATTCTAGGCGCTGTGATAACATAATTCATCTCAACCTTAGTCATATTAGCAAAAGGTCTAGACATATTCTCAGACAACTTCCATTCTAACATCATATTTGTACCCAAGATCTTCGCTCCTGTGTATAATACTTCTATTGTTCTAGATACTTTGTCAAATTTATCACTTGGCGGTGGATTAAAGTCATCAGTCTTCTCAATAACCTTCTCCATTCCATTTTCACCATATTTTATTTTAAACACTTGGTTCATATAAGTTTTATACTCAAAGTATAATACTTGAACGGTGTTTTCATCATAGTTACCCCATCCTGTAATATATTGTCTATTGCCAGGCATTTGTTGTATCTTATATAATTCTTCTGCTGATAAATGCGGAAATTGCATTTGCAACTCAGGTATTGTAACGGCTTTAACTTCCCCAACATAATATATGTCTTCAAAGTTAAGATCTTCTGTATAAGAATAAACTAAGTAAGCTGGATCAACATATTCTGCTTTAATTCCTTCGCTTACATTAAAATTTGTTTTAGCACAAGCAATACCTAATACGGCTAAATCATAGTTCAATCTACGTCTAGTCTCATCCCACTTGTTTTGAGCTAATGTATTATTGATAGCTTCCTCTTCTGCAATTTCTACTGATTGCTTGTAGTTAAGCTGCATGTGTAACTCTAATTCCTCTTTTGTTTCCGGCAATTCGTCTTTAGCTAATGGTGAGTTTTGTAAATTCTCTCCAGTTAAAGCATTTGCTTTTGCAATAAGGTCTTGCGCATACATATCTATTAAGATTGATTGCGCGTAATTTGTTTTAGATATTAATGACTCAGGATCTTGAGCGTATGCTTTTATATCATATCCTTTTTGCGACATACCATTAACAACGATGTCTACAAATTTAGATATAATAGGCACCGGCTTCCAATCTAAGTTTAGGTATGAAATATCACCGTTTGTAGCTAATTCATCTTTATATTTTTGTACAGACTGTTCTCCTCTAGCATATAGCCTTAATTGATGAAAGTTATTCCAATTAGATAAATACCTGTTCTGAGTAGTACGGCCTTGGTCAAACCACTCTTGCTCTATAGCACGAGATACTTGTAAGCCATATTCCTCAGAAGCCTTAACTGCATCCGGTACCACCTGACTTGGAAAAGCGCTATTTGTATTTGTGTATATATTCATTTAGTATATTTTTGATAAAGAACCTGTATTGTCGTATTTTTTAATTCCTAAGTTGTATGTCTGTCTATTTACAGGAGCTGATGGTGCATATCTACTTTTGTTACACGCCATAATAGCTAGCCCTGAGCTGATAGCCGCATCGTATTTTGTTCGGTCATTTATATTAAATCTAGACCAATCATTTAAAGTTTTATTGAAATACATATTACCAAATCCATTCTCAGTGAAACCAATAAAATCCTCTATATACGATTCTATTGCAGCAGCGTGCGCTTGCTTTATATCTTCACTTGAGTTTGGTATACCTCCAATATCTTTTTCTGTTATAGATAATTTATTCCAAACTTTATCAGGACGGTTCATTGAATAACCTCTATACCCTCTTCGTTTGAAATGAAATAATAATCTCGGTTTGTTATTCTCTGCTAGTATTGGCATACCATAAAATATGCAAGCCATTAATACTTCTTCAAAGAATATCTCTGCTGTCTGAGGCCTAGCTACATATTCTAAAAAGAATGTGTTAGGCGGAACATCTTCCATGGAGAATTTCGTAAGTCCACTTAATGCTCCATTAGATCCTTTACCATCTACTGTTCCCGATATATCGTAAGGGTCACAGCCAAATGCGCCTAAATGTTCATTACCAGGATACTTTACGCCATTCTTAACTACAACTTTATTTTGTAAATGAACAGGTGGTATCCAGGAAATTAAAAATCTGCCGTCTTTATTTGGGTAGAATATAACTCTTGTGTCAGGAATACCGTTCTCCCATTGAAAACTTCCACGGGTTACTACGTCGGTATTTCTTAGATCTTCGTTGTAATCTATTTGTTCGTAGATCTTTGTAAGATTAAATAAGGATTGTTTTGTTTCGTCACGAAACGCATGTTGTTCTGTTCTTGGAAACTGACGGTAGTATTCGTTTAATCCATCTTGATCAGATTTTAAACCGTCTACCTCATTTTGCCAGTGTTCAATAACACCGTATTCTATTTCGTTTCCGTCAACTCCTTTGACTGGTTTTTCTGGAGTGTCGAAGACAGGTAAGCCATAAGTATCAATGAATCCCTCGTACGACCATTCCATAGGTATGAACAAACTATATAATCCTGAGCTAGTCTGTCCATTGCGGTTTCTTTTTGTAACATCTGAATTATAATAAAGTGTTTTAAAATTCTCTCCTCCTTTGTCTAAAGCATTTGAGGTAGAGCCCATCATACATTTACCAATAACTCTTGACCCTAAACGTAAACATGTTTTTGTAACACGCCAGTTATTCAATATATTATCTGGTTTTTCCCATTTACCACTCTCATCATGAACTAACAGTTTTAATTTTTCACCGTCATAACTGTTATCTCCTGTATTTTTCCAGTCAATAGTTGTGTCCAGGCCATCCATCTCTTCGACTTTGTCGTTAGAGTCTAATTTTTTTCTTGTTAATTTAGACGCTGGTATTCTATATGCTAATTCCGTTTTTGGTCTATCCATACCATCTTGTATAGGTTTGAAAAAGAACGGGTAGTTAATAGATATAGGTACAACCTTATCTGTAAACATTTTCTTGGCATCAGCTCCTGATTTTGATAATATACCAAATCTGGAATCACTAGATATAGTTGCTTGATTTACCAATTCGGAAGATGACATAAATGAAAATCCAGAACGTCTATTTTTTAAATAACACATTCCGTAACATCTTGCATCGGCCTTACAAGCTTCCCAAAATATAAAGAATAATCTATTCGATTCTCTATAATCAGGCGCTCCAATATCAATCTTGCTCCACTGCAAATACATATAATGTGTACCTGTTATATAAGTTGGAGCTCCATTGTTGTAGAAGAATAAACCTTCTTCTCTGTATTTAAACTCATTGTCGATGTAATCATACCATCTATCCTTAAAAGAATCTGGTTGTTTGTTCCAATCGAATGTGCTTTTTATTTTACTTATCTCTTTTGGGTAGTCCATTTGCTCCCAATATTGTTCTTCTTTTTTAGCAGATCTTGAATAAGCGTTTTCTACTAATGGTAATGCTATTTTTAAATTTTGGATCTCAACAATCTCACCAATCTTTCCAGTTTTACTAATAACAACCACATCATGGTCTTTATCATATCCATATTTCCACTTGTTTAAGCGATTGTTCTGTTTAATAACACTTGACTTTATATAGTCAGGCACTATCTTATATAGTGTTTGCTCGTACATTATTTAGATCTCCCTTCTGCAAATCCTTTAAACACCTTAACTTCCGCTTCTTTTTCTACTTCAACTAATAGCTTCTCTTCTTCTTCAATACGACTGAGTATCTCAAACGCATCAAATATTGCCAGCTTTTTAGTTGCGGCAGCATTCTTTAATTTATCAGCAGACAAATCATCTTCACCATTATCTAGTATTGCTTCTTCAGCCACCTTGATTAACTCAAGAACTGCTTTGTGCCCAGCTTGGATTATACTCTGCTTCGTCTCCTTTACGTTCATACTTAATTACAATATCATTAGATTTCATACAATAAAGGCGTTCCCCTTCTATGATAAAATCAAATTCACCATAAGGAGTATACCCGACAAGATCTCCCTCGCTTATTTTAAGCTCTTCTAAGGAGTTATTTCCGTACTTTAATATACCAATAAGCTTTTGTTCTTTATCAAGCTTTAAATGATCGGTATTTTTTAATGGCTTTATGAAACATCTGTCTCCAACTGTTTGCCATTTTTCATTCGACTTATACAAATAAATTTGATCCAGATCACAAAAGTATAAATCATCCATAAAATACGATCTACTATTTTTTTGATTACCCCTAATGTCATAGAATCTTCTAAAAACATTATGATGTATAACAATAATATCACCTACTTTTATATTAGTTGAATAAGCTAGCGGGGTAGATATTACCTCCGCTAAGTTATTCACAGATTTAAAACTTTCTATTTTTGTATTTAGTATAAGCTCTTTGCCGTCTACTTTAATTTTATTATCGTATCTATCACCAACTGGCTTAACGATAAAATTAAATACACTGTTCATTAATATTCCAAATCGTATTCAACAGAGATAGCCATGTTAGAATTAAATTTCTTCCAAGGCATGACTTCGTCTCCTTTTTTTATATAGATGTTATAAGAAGAATCTTTTTGATCTGACTTTATATAAGCAATCTCATGGCCTCCGTACACTTGTTGTCCGATGGAATAGTGCATTGCCTCGTTTTTATAGTCCGTGCCAATACTTATTTTTCTAATAACAGCATCCATTATTACACTACATCAAGTTTAGCAGGCTCTTCTTTATTTTCCTCTGCTAATACATAAGAACCATCTTCTAAGTTAATATTGATAGACCCGTATTCTGCTTGCAATTCCGTTTTGAATTCCTCGCTAGTTTTATTAACTTCAGCTAACTGATGTAATAAACTGTGCTTTTGTGATTCCAAAACTCCTACGTTTATTAATATTTCGTTAAGTTCTCTTTGTGTTTTAACAAGTGTTTCTAATTGTTCTGCTGTAATCTTTTTTGTTTCTGACATTTTTATTTAATTTAATTGGTTATAGTTATTATTTTTTCTTTTTATTTTTCATTGCCGCTTGAGCATTCTCAGCATAATGCTTTCTAGCGCCTGGCTTTAATTTTTGGTTGCTCGCTTCTTTAATATCGTAAGCGGTTTTTTTGCTAACTCTCTGTTCAAGAGGAGATTTTTTTTCAATAGGTTTTCTTCTGTAAACATCACCGTAGCCTGTCTTTCTATTAAAAACTTCTTTTTTCTCAACAATATTATTAGCGTTATTAATGCTTCTAGTTGCATTAGCTGCAGCATTACCCATTGCTTTTTTCTCTCTATCTGTAAACAAATGAGGGTTTTTAGGGTTAGCAGCAATAATACTGTCATTAACCGCTGCTTTTTCAATAGCTAATTCAGAAGAATTAAAACTTCTGTTTGATTTAAAACTCTTGACAGCTTTATTAACTCTATCTTCTTGCTCTTTTACTTTTTGTAGTTTTGGATCAACTTCCTGTCTTAACGCTGAAGGAAGTCCATTGCCTGTTTTTAAAAACGGAGTTCTTCCTGGTTTTTGTGTAAATGCCATTTTATGTCTTTATTTATTATTAGTATTACGTGTAATTACTGCTTTTTATAAGCCTCCATCTCCCAAGGTAACTTTTTGTCACCTTCCTTCATAGCTGCTCTTGAGTATTTTTTACCTTTCCACAAAACATAAGAATCAGTATAATTCAAATCGCCTCTTTTCATTTGGTCGATGTGTACCATCTCATGCTCTACGGTTTTGCTTTTCTTTAATTCTAATGGAGAAACATTTTTGTTTATAAGTATAGTTCCATTATTCTGAGCCATGCCTAAAACATTGTCATCCATATCAACACTATAAATTGGGGTATTAACCGCGTTGTACGGAGATCCCTTCATTATAAATGCCATATTAGCATTTTTTCATTTTGGCAGGAGACTTCATTTGTTTTGCAGCAGGCTTAACTTTACCGTACTCTTTTTTCATTTCCGCTTTTGATTCTGTCTTTTCGTGCTTTTTCATTGCAGCTTTAGATGCATATTTTTCTTTAGTAGCTTTTTCTACAATTTTCTTTTTAATTGCCATAATACTTTTATTTTTATTTATTTTTTCCAAAAATTTTTAAACTTGTCAGCTACTTGAGAATTTGACAATGTTTTGTTGTAATCAAATGCAGGTTTGTTTTCCAAAGGTTTTGCGACTTCTTTCTTTGGCTCTGCCTTAATTTTTAAGTCAGTACCTAGCGTTGACGTAGCGTATGGATTTATAGTCTTGTTGTAATCAGTTATCCTACCTTCTACTCTTTCTTGTCTTTTATCTATTCTGTCAAGTTTCTTCTGAGATCTTTCTCTTTTTGCTGTATTATCATTATCAAGATTTTTCCAAGAATTATCTTTAATTGACTTTTCTTTTTTATCTAATCTTTCTTTTGTTTTAACATCAGAGGCATTATTATCGGCAGCTGTTCTTGAAGATATAGCCGCTCCAATTACCTTACCTAAGGATTCAACAGCAGCATTGGCAGCATCGTTATTATAAACCATATCCGGATTAAATCCACCCGATTCATAAGCACCTCCGCTACCGCCTTGATCTACAATACTTCTTTGTAATTGAAAAGGAGAATTACTATTCTTTTTTACTAGATCTAAAGGCATAGTTTAAAATTTAGGTTTTGCTCTTTGCGTAATTGGCTCTCCGTTATATTGAGGTTTGATATTATTAAGTATAATACCATCTTTCCCGCTACTTGATCCTTTTCCTTTTGGTAAACCAGTAGTATCCAATGGACCATCCCATAATACGTTTGCTCCTAATCCAGATAAAGCAGCTTCTCTATCGTGTTCAGCTGTTTTAAGTTTTTGTTCGTTTAAATTCATAATTATTGGTTTGATAAGTCGTAAGTTGGTGTTATTGGTTGCTCTACTCCAACTGGCGGAGTCATACCTAAAGATCTTGTGAAAGTTCCAGGATTTGGTTGCCCAAACATATTTTGTATTGTTGCTGGGTTTGAAAATGCTTGCGGGTTAATACCGGTAGGTTGCATAGTTCTAGGATTACCCGGTACAGGCTCTCCTGCCATAATATCTACAGCTTGGTTGTTGTATACGTCATTTATCATAACTGTGTCTTGTTTTATCTTTGTTAGTATTTTCTATTGCAGTAATTAATACTGTATCTGTGTATGTTTTACCACTCATTATAGTATTTCGGCTACTCGTTGGTATATCTTCTTTACCAAGCATTATACGGTACATCTTGCTTATCAGTTGTTTACACTTAAATGAAACTTTATATATGTTATATTTTTGCGTTGTGTGGTTTCTGGGTCTCCATACCACAATCCAACCCTCTTTCAACAAATTGTTCCAGCGTTTGTTATCCCAACTATATGCGTAAGTACCTATCTTATAATCTTGTTTTGTAAAGAATTCCATACAGTCAAAATAAATTAACAGTTCCAAATCAGCATCTGTCAAATTATTATTCCTGCAAGCCCATCTTCGTATTATTCTATAATGTTTTAATAAACCAAGATCTTTAATATCGGACGCTTCTAACCGTATCATAATACAATAACTACGTCTCCTAGTTTTATAACTTGGTAAGTTTCTTTATTTACTTCTATTTTGTGACCAGCGTGCCTATCGTAGAATATACTATCACCTTCTTTAACTCCTACAACTTGATCACCAACTTGTATAACTTTAGCTTCAATATATCTAATATCTTCTCTGTGACTTTCAGCAAGCAACAAACCACCTTTTGTAGCGGTTGTGCCTTCTTTTACTTTTTGTATAACTAAATTTACTCCAATTGCTTTCATTACATTCTCATGTTATTAATTACACAATCGGTTGATAATATAGTTGTAGCTACTGAAGCTGCGTTTCTTAAAGCACTTTTAGTAACCAATAACGGATCAATGATCCCAGCTTTAATCATATTAACTTCTTTACCGGTCACTACGTCCAATCCAAAGCCTGTTTTAGATAATGTTTTAATAGAATCGAATTCTATGCCAGCATTGTCTAATATTGTTTTAAATGGGGCTCGTATTGAGTCCATAAGTATTTCTTCACCTATAGATTTTGCTGTAATGTTATACGATGCATTCAATAAAGCGATACCTCCTCCAGGTACAATACCTTCTTTAATAGCTGCTTTAGTTGCACATATTGCATCTTCTACCCTATCTGCTTTTTCTTTTAATTCTATTTCTGAATTAGCTCCAACTTTTACAACTGCAATTTTAGCAGTAAGCCTAGCTAATCTTTTTTCTAGTTTGATAACTGTGTGAGTAGGATGATTATCTAGTAATGATTTTTTAATATCATCTATAATAGCCAATACATCTTCTGTTGATTCACCAACGTGTAAGATTGTCTCTTCGTGGTTAGTGATGCTCTTGAGACAGGAACCTAATAACTCCGGTTGTATCAAATCTAAATCATCTCCAAGATCTTCATTTATTAGAGTAGCTCCTGTTAATAAAGCTAAGTCATCAAATATTTCTTTTCTATTAACACCGAATATAGGCGCGTTGATAACATTAATTTTAATATTACCTTTTGATTTGTTCATTGCTAAAGTAGATAATACTACTTGTTCCATATCTGCGATAATAAGCAATGATTTATTATTCTTTATAACGTATTCTAGAACAGATTGAATCTGTCTAATACTTTCAATTGGCGACTCAACTAATAATACTAAAGGATTATCTAGCTCGGCCGTTTTATTTTTTTGATTTGTAATAAAATGTGTATTGGTTAATCCCATTTCACACTGTACACCTTCAACAATATCTAAGCTACATTCTGGCTCTGCTGATGTTTCCATCATAACAATACCAGTATTGCCTACAGATCTGAAAGCATCCCCAACTAACTTACCTAATTCAGGGTCATTGTTAGTTGATATGGTAGCAATCTGGTTAAGCATGTTATCGTCAACCGCTATTGAATTCTCTTGTAAGTATTCTATAACGTTTTCAACAGCTATATTAATGCCCTCTTTTATTTTTCTTGCATTAGGATTTTCAATGGCATACGCATTCTTTAAAATTGAATGTGCTAATACTGTAGCGGTTGTTGTTCCGTCTCCGGCTTCTCTAACTGTTTTTCTAGCAGCTTCCTTTAATAAGGTAGCCCCCATATTTTCAACAGGATCAAGTAAGATAATTGAGTCAGCCACAGAAACACCGTCTTTTGTAATAACAGGTTTGCCTGAAGCGTCTTCTAATAAAACACATTTACCACTAGCCCCTAATGTTGAACTAACTGCTCTTGCTAACTTTTCTATTCCAGCAAACACTTTATCGCTGGCTTCTTTTCCGAAACTTAAATTTTTGACTATAGCGTCTGACATAATTTTATTTGATTAAATTGATATAGTTTATATATTACATGTTTTACGATAATCTTACCGAATGAATGGGAAGAACCTTTTACCGTATCTCTCTAAAATAACTATAATTGCAATAGGTATTAAAAACCAAAGGTACATCCAGTAGTTAGCTTTCTTATCTACTTTCTTGTTAACTACTTTTTTGGACTCTTCTCTTTTTACATTTAACTTTTTTACAGAAGACACTTTGCTTGTTACTTTGGTTTTATCTATCTTAATACCTTTTTTCTTTTTTAACTTTATAATGGTATTGATATACTGTTTACCGTCAATAACCATTGGCTTTAATGTATCTAAAGGTTTGTATTCTATTTCTTCTTCACAATCCTCAGTTACCACATTATTTTCTTTTACATAAGTACCGTCGACTTTTACAACAACGGTACTATCTACAACAGTTTTAATATCTTCTTTTGCAATCGCAACCTTTCTTGATGCACAAGAAACAAATAGTAATAAACTAATAATTAATATAAGACGTTTTGCCATTTTTCTTTATTGCTTTAAGTATTTGTTTTCTTTGTTTACCAGTTGACTCGTAAGATACATGCACCCAATCAGGATTTTTATCTGTACCAAATTCCCATATTAATTGATCGAATACTAAATTATCTTTTATCCAATTAAATATTTGAGCATTTGTAATTGCAGTTCCATCCATATCTATATCCATAGCTTCACCTGAACAGTGTTGACTTGATACAGCTCCTTTTATTGCTTTATTTAAAGCTAAGCTTCTATAACCTGAAGATATATGTATTGGCGCTTTAAAATTATCTCTAATAGGCTGGAATATATTAATGGCTAGCTTTTTCATATTAGCTAAATGATCATCGCTTGGCATATTCAAAATACTTCTTCTTTTTGCTTCGCTGCTTATAATCATTTCGGCTAATGATAGGTTTTTAGATAATTGCATTGTTTGTTAATTTAATTAAATATCCTTGCTATTGTTTTTATTTCTCATAGTCTCGAATATTTTCAATCCGGTATATAATATTGAGAATACTAATAACACTATTTTTAAAGTGTTTTCAATATTTGAAAAACTTAATGCCATTGATATGGTGTTTATAATTCCTATCTTCAGATCGTTATTGTTCATGCTTTATCTTATATATACGTTCTACAATATCTGTCACACCCTGTAGCGATATATAAGCTGTAGCTATTACCACCCAATCATTACTTTCTATACTTCCTGAGAACAAGGCAACGGAAGCTATACCAAATACGGTTAACTTTCTGCTAACCCATTTGCTTAAAAACAAATCTATTTTTTCTTTTCTACTCATTATCTGCCTTGCCCTTTATATAATTTCTTATAATTCTTAGACTCTTTTAGACTTGAAGTTTTTGACTTAGCATGAACGCCTGGTCTACTTATCTTTTTTTTATCTAACTTAATAGATTCGTTCTTTGCTTTAGCCATTATATTAAAATAACTTATTCAACAATAGGTTCTTCGCTTTCCTCTGCAATAATTTCTTCAATAACTTCTTCTACGATTGGCTCAGGAATTGGTTCTGGCGGAACTGGTGGAACATATTCTCCTGTGATTACAAGATTTAATTGTTCTGCAATCCAATCCCAAGCGTAGTTATCAACTGTCCAGTCAGTGTATGCTTCACCTGTCATAGTTAAGTTACCTTGAGCTAAAATGCCGCCAACAAATCCTTCTGAATTCTGCGCCATTAAAGAGTAATAAAATGTTGCAGATGTATTTAATGTTACATTTACTGCATAAGCATTTAAGATAGTTGCTTGTTGTACTGTTCCGTTATCCCAAATGGATACTGCTTCGATTGTTTTCATTGTTGTTTGGTTGTTTATTTATTAATTGGTTTATTGTGTAAATATTATTTGACCTATACCAGTTCCTCCTCCTGTAACTTGACAAGAGAATGTATAACTATATGTCCCTGGTGTTAATGTGAATGTTGTTGAGTTTAATGTTCCTGTTGTTGTCTGTCTTGCTCTTCTAGCATTACCACCAATGTTTATATTAGTGTCTGTGCTAAAGTTTCCTGTAGAAGTAGATCTTGCATTAAATGTAGCACTTGCTCCAGTGATTGTAACTGTACCGCTATAATTAGCACTCGAACTTCCGGTATAGGAATATAAACTGCTAAATACTACACTATTAACGACGCCTCCAACCCAAGCGCTTTTTGGTACTAATTGATTACCAGTATAACTACTCATATATGAACTATCTAAGATGTATTTAGCTAAAGCATCATCTTTTGTCATACACTGATTAGAAGTTACAGAAGACTGCCCAGGTTGAAGAGTAAATCCTCCGCCTTGAGCATTTGTGAAATCTACCGCTTGATTACCCGCTAAATCATT